TAGATAAGTATCTAAAGGATTCAATAGATAGGTATCGAAGACTACATGTACTTGATGAAGTAGCATGGTCTCCAAATGAAGGAAGACAAAGTTTTGCTTTAACCAGAACAGAGAAAGAAGTGTGTTATGGGGGATCTCGTGGAGGTGGTAAAACGGATGCTGGAATGGCATGGATGATTGAAGATATAGAAAATCCTAGATTTAGAGGGCTTGTTATTCGTAAGAATGTAGATGATTTGAAGGATTGGGTAGATAGAGCTAAATTTATGTATAGAGGTACTGGAGTAGTTGTTACAGGTATTCCTGCTGTATTTACATTTCCTTCAGGAGCTAAGATTATCACCGGACATTTGAAGGATGAAAATGCTTATACAAAATACATGGGGCATGAATATCATAAGATCCTGATAGAAGAACTTACACATATTCCTACTGAAGATCTTTATATGAAGTTGATTGCTTCATGTAGGTCTACAGTTCCAGATCTTAAACCTCAAGTATTTTGTACTACTAATCCCGGTGAAATTGGTCATAGATGGGTAAAGAGAAGATTTCATATACCAGATGATCCTGAAGGAGTATTGAGAGGTACTGCAGAATTAAAGGCAGGGGATGTTATGCCAATGACAAGATTTGTAGAGTATGTGAGAGGAGTGAAACTTACTCGAATGTTTATTCCTTCAACTATTGATAATAATCCTGCACTTAGAGATGGAGATCCGGAGTATGTAGCATTTCTTGAATCTATACCGGATGAAGAATTGAGAATGAGATGGAGATATGGATCATGGGCTGATTATGATGTAAGAGGTGCATATTGGGCAATGCAATTGAAACAAGCAAGGAAAGACCGAAGAATAGGTTTATTTCCTTATGATAGAGAATTAGGCAATGTTCATACAGCATGGGATATTGGAAGAAGAGATAGTACAGCTATTATATTTTTTCAAGTATATGGAGAGAAAATAAGAATTATTGATTATGTACAAGCTGAAGGAATGGGATTAAAGCAATATGTAGAGATCCTTAGAGAGAAACCATATAAATATGGAAGACATTATGCTCCACATGATATTAGGAATCAGGATTGGGCTTCAGAGAAACAAAGAAGAAGAATTGCTTCAGATGAATATGGAATAGAGTTTGAGATTGTAGATAGGATTTCAGTACAAGATTCAATTGATGCTGTAAGACACCATTTCCATAGAATAGAGATTAATGAAATTAATTGTGAAACTCTTATTGATTGTATAGCTCATTATAGAAAGAAGTTTGATCCTCTTCGGGATGACTATCTTCCAGAACCAGTACATGATAAGTACTCACACGGAGCTGATGCACTTTGTTATTTAATACTTGGATGGACATTAGATGATGAAGATCCTGCTCCTGCTACTGCAGAGGAAATCTTAAATCACTTAAATACTAATCGGCAGAGAATTGAAGCCTTGAATGCACTTAATACTAAGAAGATAGAGGATCTGGATGATTTGGAGGAAGAGGAATCAGATGTCGAGAATGTAGCAAGGGAAATAGTGGGAGTTAATGATTATTATAATTGGAATTAAATTTGTATAATAAACACAATGGAACTATCAACAACAGAAATACTAATTGGTGCGGTAGGGATTATAATAGCCTATTCCATTCTATTCATTACACTTACATTATATATGTTTAGGACAGCATTAAAGCATGTCCGGAATCAGGAATTTTTAATTAAAGCTCAATCTCCTGCAGAATATGAAGACTATAAGGATGTATTTGGAAAGAAGGTGAATGAAGTAGATAACAGCTCTCCAATTGTGGAAGAGGAGGAAGAAGAGGAAGAAACTAAAGTACCTTTCTTGAATGTATCCACTGAAGAGTTTTTTAATAGAAATAACATTAAGACTAAATAATTATGGCAGAAGTACAAGGTGTACCTAAAGAGAACCTAGAAATCAACACATTAGAGGAAGAATCAGCTTCTAAGATGCAGAAGCATTTTGAAGCAACAAGAGATGCTTGGAGACCTACTCACTTAAATTACTTCAGATATGATAACTTCTTCAAAGGAAATCATTATACTTATTTTGATAAAAAGTCAGGTAATTTAGTTGATAATACTGAAGGAATAACAGTTAATATATCTAAAAAGAGTATTAATGGTGTAACTAATGAAACATTAAGAAGCAGGTTGAAATGGGAATTTGTACCTACAGACCTTAAAGATGAAGATTCAGTCAAAGAAGCAATGCTCAAAGGAAAGCTTATGGATAAGTATTACTTTGATATTCTTAGGATTAAATATTTGCTTAGACCTTTATTAAGAGGAGCATTGAAGTTTTCTGCAATGCCTATATGTCTTGATTGGGATGAAGATAAGAACAATGGAGATGGAGATGTTAGTATAACAGTTGAGAATCCATTCTATTTCTTTCCAGATCCTACAGCTCCAAGTCTTTCCGAATGTAAATATATATACCGGGTTGTGAGAAGATCTATAAATGAGATCCACAATGATGAGAAGTATGATCCAATACTAAGGAAGAAGATAGTTAAAGAGGATAAAATTGGAGGTACACCGATATTTGAATCCATAATGAAAACTATAAACCTTATCAATGAAGTTCCTACTGGAGGAAGTGCAAGAGATAAGGATTTTGATGAAGCTTATGTTATTGAAAGATATAAAAAGGTATGGGAGGATCAGCGAGTAAGACTTCCAAATAATGATGTAATATCAAAGAAAATTCCAAAAATTAGAAAGACTTGTGCTTTACAGGGTAAAACTCTTTATGATGAGACTACAGATCTTGAAGATTATCCATTTGAATATTTATATTCAGATAAGGATGAAAATTCTTTAATGGGTGAAGGATGGATGAAGGATCTTATACCATTGAATATGGCTATAAATAGAGCTGTAACAATCATTCAAGAATATAATGAATCAAATAGACCTACTATCATTCTTCCTAGAGGTACAAAGGTTAAATTTACATATCAAAATGGAATTAGAATACTTCGGACTTCTAAAATGGTAGATAGAGTACCTTCATTAGATATTCCTTCTCTTCCTCCTACAGTATCACAGTCTATTGATCTTGTTAGATCTTTCTTTGAAGACATTGGTAATTATCATGATGTATCTGCAGGAAGAGTTCCAACAGGTGTTAAGTCAGGTAAAGCAATAGAGCTTCTTAAATCTGCAGATGCTGTAAATACTGGAGAGTTAGCAGATAATGTTGCTGATTTCCTTGAGAGAGTAGCAAAGAAGATCTTTTGGTTAAATTGGAAATATAACTTAAATCCTCAGACAGTGGATTATGAACAAGGTGAAGAGAAACGGAGAATGATGTATATGTCGAAGAATTCACCATTTGCAGATAATCCAGATACTAATGGAGCTTCTGCGGATGATGTTTTATATGTTACTGCAGAGAATAATTTGAGAGTATCATTAGAATCAGACATAGCATATTCTGAAGTAGTTAAGAAAGAAACATTGATGGAGCTTTATAATTTGAAGGATGAACAAGGAAGACCAGTACTTCCACTTGAATTATTACTTACTGGATATTCATTCGGAAATGTTAAAGAAGTTATGGAGAAATTATATATTGAGAGAGATAGACAAAAGAGAGAAATGATGGAAGAAGCAATGACTGAAAGGGAAATGATAGCTTCTGAAGATCAGAACAATATGGCTGAATCTGCTAATCTTCAAGCGGATAGAACAATGAGATTAAACCAATTGAGTAATAGAGTTAATCAAGTTGATAGTATGGATGAAAGGGGGTTAGCTGAAGAGTTCCGAAGAAAACTTGAATCTGGAGAGATTGATATTAATCAAATAACTCAACAGATGCAGGGAGGAGGAATGCCTTCTGCAGTACCAGTTCAGTAGAAATTATTATATACTTAGATTACAGAGGGTAAAATAGAGAATTATAAGCGTAGTCCCGGTGAAAGTCCGGACAATCTATAGATGAAGCTTACATGAATCTATCCTTACTACTCACTTTAATTTCGGGGAAGAGCCGACTAAAATAACAGATTAAAGGAATGGCAAGACCAATAGACGAAGAATTAGATGGTATTGATGTTTCGAGGTTAGATGACCCTGAATACATCAAGACATTGGATGGATCTTCTGAAGAAGAAGAGACACCAGAAGAGCTTCCAGAAGAAGACACTCCGGAGGAGGAAGAGGATGAAAATCCTGATGAATCTGATGAGGGAGATGAAGAGGAAGATCCAGAAGAGCCGGAAGGTGGGGAAGGCAAGAAGAAAGATCCCCCAAAGGTAGTACCTATCGAAGTATTGAATGAAGAGAGAAACAAGGCTAAACGACTTGAATTGGAACTTCAGCAATTGAGACAGGGAAACCAAGCTCCTAAAAAACCTGATACTAAACCTGAAGAGGAATTAGATCCAGAAATTGAAGAGGCTTTAACTTCTTTAGATCCGGTGCTGAAAGCATGGGCTAAAAAGAATGGTTATGTTCCTAAAACTGTAATAGATGAGGAGAATATGACTAGAGCCGAACAACAAGCTTATGATGCAAGGAATGAACAACTTATTCAAAAGTATGATGGATCTGATGGTAGACCTAAATTCGATCCAAAAGAACTTGAGATTTATGCTGATGAGAATGAAATTTTCACCACTAATCTTGAAAAAGTTTATAAGGACAAGTATGAAAAAGAATTAGATGAGTGGAAGGAAAGGCAGATTGAGAAGAAAGTACAGGATTCTCTTGCTAAGAGAGGTACTCCAATCAAAACTGATAAACCTACTTCCAAAGGCTCTAAGAAAGTTTATACAGAAGAAGAAATTGATTCTATGTCCGGAGAAGAATTAGAGAAGCTAGTCTTAGCAGGTGTTATTAAAGGGTAATTTAGAAGTGATTTACTGCTCCAAATAGGTAAATTATAAGGAGATATTAAAAATGACTTCATCAACATTAGTCCTTCCAGTATCACAAAAGATATATAGAAAGACAGCATTAGATTATTTGAAAGCAGAACTTTTATTTTGGGATATTTTCCAGATAAAAGAGACTATTGCGAAGAACAATGGTCGAACTGTAGTATGGAGAAGGTGGACAAAACTTGCTCCAAATACCACTCCACTTACTGAAGGTGTTACGCCTCCAGGAAGCAATGTAAGTTCTACATCATTTGAAACTGATATAGGACAATATGGAGACTATACCATCATTACTGATGTAGTTTCTGAAACTGACTACTCCCCTAGAGTTACTGAAGAGATAAAAGCAGTTCTTAATTACCAGATGAAAGAATCCATTGACTTGATAGTTAGAGATGTTATCTCTGCTTCAGCTCAAGTATTCTATCCGGGTACTAAAACTGCAGGAACTCTTGCAGGAACTGACATTATGAATGCTTCTGACTATGGTAAACAGATTACTAGACTTAAAGATGCCAATGTACCTAAATACGAAGGAAATCTTTATATGGTAATTATGAGTGCTGTACAAGAGCATGACCTTCGATCTGATACTTCAATGAAGGGATATTTAGAACTTTCTAAATATACATCCAACACTGCAGTACAGAGAGAATCTGTAGGTGTATTTGCAGGTGGTGTAATCAAAATTACATCTCAAGCGAAAGCAGTTACTGTTAATGGTGTTAATGCTAGAGAAGCATACTTCTTTGGTAAAGATGGCTTTGGTGTAACTGAACTTACTGCAGAAAACATGGAGATCATAGTTAAAGCTAGAGGATCTTCAGGTACAGCCGATCCTTTGAACCAAAGATCAAGTATTGGTTGGAAATTGTGGTTTGGTGCTTCATCTTTGGATGAACTTGCTGCAGGAGGTAAAAACTCTAGAGCAATCAAATTAATTACAGCTACAAGCTTCTAATTATGGATAGTACATTAGATCAGGAAATAAGACAGAGAGGATACGATTATAAGAGTAGATTTAGACTTACTAACGATCTCTTTGACCGGATTCTTAAAGCTTATCATCCTGATCTATGGACTATGAAAAAGAATAATCTCAAAGAAACCTGCATGTTATATCTTGGAGAAGATAAACTTGGAGGTATTCCTAGAGATGAATTTCCAATAGAAGATGAAATAGCTTCCAACAATACAATCCGCAGAATAGGCTTAAAACATTTAGCAATTAGGTTATTTCCATTGAATCCGAAAGAGTTTTATACTCTATTAAATAGATTAGGGATTTATGGAGAGGATAGGAAAGAAGTTCTATTCTACTTGTCCATAGATGTCCAAATTAATATATAATATAAATAGAAATGCCAACAGTAGTAATATCAGAAACAAACGGAACAACGGGTACACCTACTCAAACTTCCAATATAACTAATACCAATATGGGATCAGTAGCTTCTGCTAATCTTGATCCAACAGCTAATCCGATTACTCCGGGTACTAATTCCTTCGAGAAATATCAAAGATTTGAAGTTACTGCAATGGGTACTTCAGTAAGAGTAGATAATTTCAGAGTATGGAGGGATTCTTCTCCTGCTTTACCTACTGGAGGTACACATTTAGGTAATATGACAACTGGAACTCCTGCTAATGCTACATTTGCTACTCCAGTTGCTACTACTTCAACAATTGCTACTACTGCAGTTCCTACTGCACAACCGGGATCTGCTAATGTTTCAGGATCTCTAACAGCTACTGGATTCTCTGGATATTTCGTTACTCAAATTCAAACTACTGGATCTATTGCTAATGGTGTTACAGTAAATATGAACTATA